TATACTGATAAATGCCATTACTATACTTAGAACTTAGAGTTGTTGTACTAAATGAACTACCGGGTATTGCTTCATTGGCAGCAAATACCTTACGTATGTTAATATCGATACCGGTTAAAGGTAATTTGTATGTCTTCTCTAATTTACCTGAAGTAGCATTTATTTTATCTACAATAATGTTAGAATAAATATCTCTAGCAAATGATAATATCTTTAACTGTTTATCTTCTTCTAAAAAGTCAATTTTATAACCAGTACTTACACTTTCACTTAATTCAAAAGCTGATAATTTAAATCTTTCAGGTGTAAACTCTTGTATAAACCCTTGACTTGCTGTTAAGTTTATAAACTGTACAAATAATCTATTATTAACTGAATTAATATCGAAAATTTTCATATTAGTACTATCTAATATAGGATCTTCTTTCTGGTTTAAATCAGTTTTATCAAATACGATTCTAGCTCTACCTTCCTGTACAAAATCAAAAAAGGTATCAAAGTTTGAATCTGCTAAGGCTGAGAATCCTGATATAAGTAAAAAGTAACTTTCATCATATGATTGCCCTTTAACAATCCCACCGCTTAACTGACTAGATAAAATAGTAGAATTTAAAAATGCTTCACCCGGTATATGCTGTCTGGATATAAATCTATTAATAAATTCTAATGAACATGCAGTATCGGCATTTAATTTTTTAGGCTCGCTACCTACTAGATATCTATAACTACCGTCTTTTGAAGGTACTATACTTTGAAATGGTCCCCCGGTTAATGCATTAAATTGATTATTTAGAACTATTTTTTCTGTCGGTAAAAGATTATTTAAATCTAAATTAATAATTTTATTATCTGTTACATATTTATTTGTTATAATAAATACATTATTATAACCGTGATATGTTTTGCTTTGATATGATTTAATTATTTCCATTATCAGGTCGTTATTAATCTGACCATCAGCTGGGTACCTTTCATTCAACACTTCTCCGAAATAATTAGTTTTTATTAATTTATTATCACAAACTAAAACAATATTATTGTTTTGTTCAACATATAAAACATCTATTATATTTTCTGTACCCTCGTATGTATTGGTTCTTAATAACTTAAAATTATTATCATAAATATTAAGTCTGTTACCTTCGGGTATATAAATAAACGGTGTAAAGAAATTATTATTTTTAAAGGAAAACCCATCTTCATATAAATTACCAAAAAGTTGAAACGAGTTTAACGATGATAGAGTATCTAATTCTAATTCAAAGCCAACATTAAAATCTCTATTAGGTATTGAATCGATATTTAATTTATCAAAACCTTTTACATCATTAAGATTTACATCATTAATATCTTGTAGTTGTACTGATGATGTTTGAATATTTAAAGTATTTTTTAACAAATGATCTTTCTGACTATCAATATATACGTTTATTTGTTTTTCATTAATTCGTTGATAACCGTAAGATGCACTTGGTTCAAATGTCATATTACTTTGTAAATCGTAATAAAGCAAACTAGTTTCATTTTTTTCAAAATGTTCTGCAGCTTGAGAACTGCTTTCAAATGTATTTAAATCACCAGAGAATGATATAGTAAACGAATTATCTTTTGGTATATAATATCTATCATACCATATACCTTTTGTTATACCATCACCTTTTAACCACGTACATAAATAGTCTCCAAAAATGTCATTACCTTGAATATCGTTTAGAGTTTGAAAACCTAAAAAACCACCACTTTGTAATACCACTAAGCTAACATCATTTTGATTAACTAAAAATTCTTCATCTTCAATAAAACTTTCTTGTAATTTATTTTTATTTTTATCAGTTAATTTAAAAACTTTATCGCTAAAGTAAGGATTAGTTGCTGCAAAAGAGCCATTTAAAGCCAACCCCGTATCATTAATATTAATTTTCTTGAAAGGGAATAAATTATCCGGTAATGTAAATTCAGTATAATCCTTTGAACCTATTTTATATTCTTTATCAAAAAACGTATAGTTTAATGATAAATCATCATAATCTTTTTCTTTACTTTGCTGATTAGTAAAATTTTGATATTCACGTCCTCTATATTCTAAATTATCGTCTCTATTCTCTAATGGACCACCGTAAGTAACATTATTATTAGAAATATGATTTTTTAAATTAAAAAAGTTAAGATTAACAAAATTTTTATCTCCGGTGATAATATTAGAATATGTATAATAGGTTAAAAAATCATATTTTACCCCGCTTACAGTATCATTAGAAAGATTATAATTATCTTGAAAATCGTAATATATAAATTGATCAATACTATCTGTGTTTAATAACTTTAGTTCTGGGTCGACACTAATAGTACCATTAACTAGATTAGTCTCGTTGCTAGCAAGTAAACCTACTGAATTAATAGTATTTGATACAATTATAGTAGTCTTTATTTTATCACCAGCTGGGTTTGATGAAACAATAGGTGCGAGCGTCGTTAATTGTGTAGTAAGCGTTGATACAATTTTATCCCCTTGATATAATCGAAATTTTCTATTTATTCTATCATAAAAATAATTAAAATAGTAGTTACCGGTTAAAGGTACTAAATCGACCCCTAAAAATTTAAATACTAATGCTTCAGTACCTATATCGTATAAAAATTTTGGTAGTTTACCATCGAAAAGTGATACTGTACAAAACTCTTCATCAACTAAGTCTACTAAAAATTTATCACCATTTACATCTATTTGGTCTATATTAAAGGTTACAGGTGAATCTTTATCATCTCTAGTTGTTAAAACTTGTAAGAAAAATACTGAACTTAATGAATTAGATGTCGTTTTAAAATTAAGTCTAGTATTTAAATCTTGTGTATTTATTTTTTTATTTAAAGTATATAAATCGTTAGAATTTTTATTTTTAATTAAATTATTAACAGTATAATTCTTTAAAAAACTATCATTAGCACTTTTATTTATATTATAAGTAAGTAAATTTAAACCTTGAAGTGTAAACTTGTCTTCATTAATAAATTCAAATTTATTATCAGAATCTTTAAAATATACAGGAGTTAAAGCACTTAAATTTTGATATGTGGGTGATAAAGACATCTATTAATATTTATAATGGAAATTATATATCAATTCCCATATACGTATTTAAAACAATTTTACTAAAATTCAATTATATTAATTTTGAACCAGTATAAATATCTTTTAATACAATTTGATCTATACTATTATTAATCGAACTTAAATTAGTAAGATCACAGGTAGAATTAGTATTAGAATCGTCATAAAATGCAAATAAATTACTATTATTAACAGTAGAAATATATTCGAAAAATGTATAATAATTTGTTATTTGATTAGTAGATACACCTTTTTCTTCATTTAAAATTCTAAAACCATTTTCAAGCACTAAATTACCACCTGTAGCATTTAACATATATGTAAAATTACCTACCTCATTTGGCAAATCTAATCCCCAACCCCAATTAACATTGTATGATGAAATTTCAAAAGTTTTATTATTTCCTAGATATCTAAAATCAAATGAACTTGTAGGGTCGGTATTAAGTAGATAATATCTTTTACTAAATTTTTCATATGCAACTATAGGTTTAAAATTTTTCCCACCAGATAAAGTATGAGAAAGGCTTATTTCCTTACCTAGATTTTTACCTAAACCAGAACTAGGTCTACCGTTATTATTGAAGTCTTGATTAAAGTTATTTGTTATAGGTTTAATTTTAGATCTATTTACACTAAAGAAATCTACTATTCTTTTTAAACTGGCTGGGTATTGTTCTGAAAATATATTAATGTTGCTATCTATTAATTTTAAACTACTAATTAAATTATCAATATTTGCATAATCTATATCATTTGAATTTAAAAGAAAATTAGATATTTTTTCATAGACTTTTACCCCTAAAGTACTAGGATCTTTTTCATCTCCTACTATCTGACCGATTATATCTGTAAAAAACTTAGGATTATTTTTTAAATTAGGTTGGTAAAGGTATTTTAAAAAATTAGTTTTTTGATTATTATCTTCATTTATCTTACGAAAATCATTTGTACCGCTTACTGGTATCATATTAAAAGTATTACTTTGATTAATGATATCACCGGCTTTAGTCGTCCCTTTCAATTTTAAATTATTACCGGTACCATCGTATTGAAATGCACCTTTAAAAAACCCACCTTTGATATTAGAAGATAACTCACCAAAATTACTTGAAAATGTTGCTGCTAAGGTATTATTATTGTCATCAAGAAGTTCTATTTTTATAGTGTCACCATTACCATCACCTAGAGATAGATTGTTTAAATAATTTGCTGGGTAATTATTTTTTGTTTTAATTCTAGCAGTAAAATATATAGTTTGATTTTGAAAATAAGTTTTATCAAAGTTAAAGGTTTCATCATTATAACCATAACCATCTATTCCGGTGGTAGAAAATACTAACTTATCAACAGGAGCATTTTCATTAATAGTTAACGGTATACTTGCTGTAATTTGATTTAACACCGGTAAGTTATTTCTCGGCAGGTTATAATATTGTCTTTCTGGGTCAGTGACTGCTGTTGTATCGAAATTTGCAAATATATTAAGTTCTATGGCCATTTATAATATTTATAAACAGCACTAAAAACTATAGAAAAAACTAACGGTTAACATAAATATTAGTATATTATGGCACGTAAATTTTTAGAACTCGTAGAAAATACTATTACAAGAATGTCAAATGGTAGTTTCTTGACCGGTGATCTTGTTGAACTTACAAAAAACTATAAAAGTAAAGATAGTTATAAAGTACTATCAGATGATCAAAAAGAGTATATTGATACATATTTCGATTCAGATAAAAATTATTATATAGTTAATGTTAAAACTGATGCATTAACACCAGGACCTGGAAATAGTGATAATAGAGGTACTACTTTTTATGTAGATGTTGCTTTAGAATTAGCAAATGGTAGATATGATAATCAAGGTAAAGTTACTCTTCCATCAGATATTTTGAAAAGAATAGATAACGGTATCAATAGACACCCGATACCTGATTCTGATAGATATGATAATAAGGTTCAAATTGACCCAGTTGAAGCAGAAGAAAATGAAGAGCAACAGCAAACAATGACCCAACAAGGAGATAGCCTTAAAAAGACAGAAATGTCAAATCCTAGACAAAATACTAAGATTCCTTCATCTCCAGCGACTAAATCACCTGCAGTTAATGAAAGTTATACTACGCAGTATGTGCCGATTGAAGGTTAAATCTTCTCGAGATTAACCCAGCAAGCAAAAGCATTAATTTCTTTATCTAATACAAATACGTCTTTATACATGTGATCTGAAATAGTCACTATATATTGACGTTTTTTATTGTCATCTAAACTAGAAGTATAAACATAATTTAAGTATTGCTTCATTAAGTTATGATAATCACCTTGAAATTCATTTTCATTCTCGATTAGATACTTTCTAAGCTTTAGAGAATCGTTAGATATAACATGCTTATGTATAACGGTAACAATATCTTTACTATCTACGCTATGGTCAATTGTAAAGATATTACTAATAGTAGCTTTTTGAATACTATTTAATACCTTACGAATATCAGGATAACTTTGCTTAATTACATTAACAAAATTAGGTTTCTGATCAGTTTCAATCTTGATACCTTCCTCCTTAACAATATTAATAACACGTTTTACAACATCATCAAACGGCGGCATTAGATCAAAGAATTGTGTTCTACTTTGAATAGCAGGTATTATTTTATGCTTATAATTTGCTGTTAGTATAAAACGNGTCATACTACTATATTCTTCCATTGTATTACGTAGTGCGCGTTGACCATCAAGGGTAATACCATCAGCCTCATCTAAGATGACGACTTTATGTTTACCATCGAGAGACTTAGTCTGACTAAAGCCAACTACCTTGGAGCGTATAGTATCTATACCATTTTCATCTGATGCATTAATATAAAGGTATTGACACTCTAATATATCATTTACTAATATTCTAGCTAATGTAGTCTTACCTAAGCCAGGTGTACCAACGAAAAGCAGATTTGGTATTTCTTCGGTAATAGATTCAAAATACTTTCTATTACTATCAGATAATACCAAATCTGATAACGTTTTAGGTCTATACTTTTCTACGTATAAGTTATTAAACATTATTTTTTTCTTTTTGATGGCTTCGTAACTGTTACCGTTACCGTCTTTCTCACCTTCGCATTACCGACTTTTCTTTCGGTTATCTTTTGTCTTGTTACTTTTCCCATAATTAAATATCTGTATAATATCGACTAGTTGTTATATTCGTGGAACATTTACCTTTTCTAATAATTGTTTTACAACTTTCCTTACTACTAATTATATCTGAGTTCCCATTAGTTTTCTTACCAAATATTGAGTCATAATTGTCTCTATATTTTGCATGATCTACTCCTTCACGTTCTTTACACCCTTTATATCCCATAATTATTTACCCGATGAACCAAAACCTGCGTCTCCACGTTGAGCTTCTTCAACACTATCAGACCACTCAATAGTAGTATCATATATTTTTTCTATTTTAATCTGAGCAACTTTATCACCCTTTTCAAATGCATATTTCCTATCATTAAAATTATACATCTTAATTGCACAATCTCCCCGGTAACCATTATCTACTTCACCTAAATGCGGTTGTAAATTATGTTTAAAACCGAGACCCGACTTTGGTTTTATTACAAAACCGTAACCTGGTGTTATATATGCTACGGTAATACCGACAGGTACGACTCCACTAGCTACCTGTACATTACCTACTACATCTGATTTACTTGGTCTAATAGTAGTACCCTCAACAGCATACAAATCAAAGCAATTATCTCCATCATGGGCTTTGGTAGGTAGTTTAGCATCAGGGTGAGTCTTAACAAATTTAATTACAACTTTTTCTTCCATATATTCTATTATACTATAATAGTTTAATTATTCAACTAATTGAATAAATATTTTTACAATGAATGATGATGTAGATATTGTTGTAGATGATTTACTTTCACAATTAAAGGGTGTAAACGTTGCGCAAAAAGAATTAGAAAAGCAAGATTTTAATCTAGATAAAGAAAAATTAGAAGATTTTTTACTACAATATTCTGGCAAACTAATTAAAGGTAGTGTTGATTACGTTGAGGATGTCAAGCAATTTATTACTTCAGCCCCTGATTCAAGAGATGTAGATGCTTTAAGTAAACTAATTGGTGCTTCTGCATCAGCCATTGAGAGTTTAAATAAAATTCTATTACAAGATAAAGCTAATCAAGCTAAGATACAAGTAAAAGAAATGGATATACAAAGCAAAAAGGAATTGCAAGATAAAAGTAATGATCAGGTAGGTCTTACTATTAATAGAGAAGAACTACTTAAACAATTAATTGACGATGCTAAAGTAATTGATGCCGATGTAAGTGGAGATTAAACTCCAGAAAAGGGTGTATTAATAGTTGTAGTTGTATACAAATTATTATTAAATATGTCTAGAATATTTTGAACCCCTTCAATATTATTTTCGTAACTAACTAAATATGCTTTATTATCTGGTTGTTCTCGTATATTTAAATTTTTATAAAATGTAATAAGATCCCCTAGATTTTCTCCAAAAACTTGAAATATTTTGCTTGTCTTTTCATTAGTAATCTTTTTCTTAGTTACAGATACAAAATTATCGTAAACTAAATTAGCCCCATGTGAGGTTTTAGAAATATTTTCTTGACCATAACCAGCTATACTACGAAGATTTCTTTTTAATAATGCATCGTTTTTTAAAGACATTTTTTTAAAATTTTTCAATACCTGTTTACTAACTTTATTATACATTATAGGTGGTATCGTGATAGGCGGTCCGCTTGATTCTAAATTATATAAAGTATCAAATATTGGAGTATTAGTTAAACCTAAATTATGATTTACTTCTAATGTCATTCCGATATCATCTGAATATGCAGAAAAAATACTTTCATCAATATTATTTACATTTTTTAGTATTGTAACTTTAAATAGGTATAGTAAATTTTGAAATTTTTCATTTAAATATAATTTAAAATTATTTGGTAATTCACTATTGTTTATTAGTAACTTTTTATTGTTTAGATCGATATATTTTTGAGTTAAATCTTTAATAACATTATCTGAACTTCTAGTATCGTCTAATTCGATAAAAAAATTAACAACATCTAAAGATATATCTTTAAAAATGTTCAATAATTCAGAACTACTTTCATAGAAACTAATATTACCGTTTATCACGGTATCTGCAAGTTCTGGTAGAATATTTTTTTTATTAGTAGCCATTAATCTAGATTCTCATTAAATTTTAAGTCATTAAAATAATATGTTTTAACTGCGTATAACTTATTAATATATAAATCATCTTTTATAAAAGTATGTTCGACATTAATTATAAAATACGTACCTAAAAATTTATCATCAAATTTATTTTTCGGGTCTATACTAGCTCTATCAATAGTTACAAACTTTCCTGATTTCCTAAACATTTGACCTTTTAATGTAACTTCAACACCTAAATTAGACATTAAAGTACTCTTTAAAAGTTTATTTAAACCTTTACCCAATCGTACGTTTTCATTACTACTATATAAATTATAAACATTTTCATAGTTAAAATTTAATTTTTTAAGATTGGTATTAATTTGAGATGGGTATGGTTGATTTTCCCCTCTCATATTCTGAACATAATTATTAGTAAATTTTTCTTTAGAATTATTTATATTACTATCGCTTTGCAAAATATTAAATGTTTTATCTTCAAAATTATATTCATGCACTAATTTAGTATTAACCTGTTCATTTAATATATCAAAACTTGTATTGAAAAATCTAACGTTTAAAGCTTGACTTTTTTCATTAAATTCAGGAGTATTTTTAGCTGATTTACCTCCTTGATTACTAACTTTACTAGTGCCTGCCCCAGAAATATTTATTTTTTCAATTGTATATGTACCGCTTTGATCGTTATCGTTAGCTCTATCAAAAAAACTTTTCATGTTTATTAATGTATATTTACCGGTAAAATAATCTTTTTTTAGTATACTATAATCCTTTGAGTCTAAATTACTAACATGTAAGTCATACAAATAGTTTAAATCATCAATTGCTTTTTTATATGTATTACTCCCATAATTAATCAACGTAGCTCCGTTTTCAAAATCTATATAATTTGTTTGGATGGCATTGGAAGAGGATCTGTCTATATAAAATATATCATCATCTCCTTGATTTAATGTAAATTTTAATAATTCTCTAATCATTATACCTGTATTATTACCCCTTTCGTCATTATCTAAGTTAAATATAGGTACACCAGATAAAGTATTACTTTCATTAAAATTTATTGTATTGATCGAGTTAAAATATATATTCTTTTCTAGTAATTTTCTTTCATCCAAATCATACAACTTTAATTTTTTATACAACGCTCCATCTATAATAGTATCTGTATCTTCAACTACTGTAAATAAGTTCCTCAATGAAAAAACTGCATTATATTCTACGGATTCTTCTAACTTATAACTTTGTTTTACACTTTTAAGAGGTATAATCTCTAAAAATATAACATCTCTACCATCTCCTCTAAACGTAAATCCTTTTTGACTATTTTCAGAAGTTGGCACTGTCCTTTCAATAGCATTATTATCATTGTATAACATTATTTCTGCTTTCAAGAAAGGGTCAAATAAATTATCTACCAATGATATATTATAAAGTGCACCTTTAGATAGATCTAATCTATCACCATCAGGATTAACTAAAACAGCTCTTATATAGTAAAATTGACCATCAATTTTATATGAATTTGCTTTAGCTTCTGCACCGGTTAAATTATTTTTAATATAATCACTTCTCATTACAATTGCGTTTCGATTGAATCAAGAATTTGTTCAATATATTGAGGTTTTAATAGTCTTATTTTTATACCATCTGGTAAGCTTTTTATCGGATTGGTTATATTATTTAAAATTAAGATCATCCACCATAAGTCAATTGTACCATATGCGTTATAAGATAAAGTTGTTAATGGTATACCTTTCGGTAAAATAACATGGTAGAATAACCTTTCATCTATATTATCTGGTATAGATATTTTTTTATTTATGTTATAATAATAAAAATTTTTATCACCGGTAGCGTAAACTTTAAAAATATTTTCATATCTAGTTAAATCTAAATTTTTTAAATCGATAATTTTATTTTGATAATTTCCAGACATTATATACCTCCTCTTTCACTAACTTTGATTACCGGGTCACCTAAACTACGTATTAAGAAATTTTTTGTTTCTTTATTTAGACCCTCAAAAGTTATATTAACGTTATATGCATCAGGTACAACTGTATTAATTGTAGTACGGTCATTTAAAGATGAGTTACCACTTATGTTATTAAAACTAGGTATGTCAATTGCCATTGTTCTTCTATTTCCGATAAAATCTACTTGTATTTTAGAGATATAACTGTATGGCATATATGCCATACCTTCAATATAAAATTCATAAATAACTGGTAATTCAAGCAAATTTCTATTAATACGACCTGGTTTATTTTGATATATTAAACCAAAAATTAATTGCCAATTTTTTTTAATTTCTTCATAACTACCAGTATTCAATAAAGGGAAAGTTATATTAAAGGTCTTACCTTCTTGACCAAACTGAAACTGTTTACTTTGTTCAACATAAACACCAGGTTTATCCATAAAAGCAACTCCTCTAACCGCGTTAAAACCTTGTTGCAAAGTTTGTGATATGGTATCTAGCCCAGCTAGCTTTTGAGAATCATCAGAAAATGTATTATCAGACCCTAAATAACTATCACTTAAATATGGTAAAAAATATTTAAAACCGGTATCTTCAGTATAATATAACCCGTTGTAAGGTTTAAGTATATTATCTTTTTGATTACCTTGATCTAAAAAACCAGTGGCCATATCTTTATATTTTTCTACGTTTGAACTAAATTTTTCAGCTTTATCAGATATACCTTTTTTAACTCCAGGAAAAGATACCCCTGCTGCACTTAATGTATCGTATACGTTAAGCTGGTTACCACCTATTTGAATATTTCCACTACTAATTCTTTCTCCAGCACTCTCTAATACTTCAGCTCCTGCTAATACACTATAAAAGAAATTGGCTAAAGTTGAGTTTGTTAATAGTCGTTTTTCTTTTATATAGGCAGTAGGTACATCCTCTCTCGATGAAGCTGGGCTTTTGGTCCACGGGAAAGTAGTTACTACATCGATTGGGTCGGTAGAATTGTTATTAATCTTACCATATATTCTACCATCACCGGTATAACTAAAGGGATTTATTGTATTAGCACCACCTCTAGTTAATATCGGTAAAATTTGATCCTCGTCAAATGTAAAACTGTATAAGTCAGGCATTATAAATATTTAATCCTGGTAAAAATTATAGTAAACTTTAATACCCCATTTGTAGTGATCTAAATACATCTCCACTCTGGTCAAAATTTTTGGTTTGATTTGGTTGATTAGGTGCTGCGGGGTTAACTGCTCCTGTTTTTTCAAGTATAGATCTAAGTAATAAATTTTGCTCTTTCATTAATGCTAAGCTATCATATTCAACGTCTATTAATTTCCCTAACATTTTCGGCGTTTTATTTAACGCTTCTCCTAAAGGTCCCCCATCTTTCATTGCGTATAAAGTATCTTGAGAATCTGGTATTACAACCTGTCCATTTTTTGTTATAATACCATCATCTATTTTCTGGAGGGAACCATCCGCCTCCATGGCTGCTACTTGTTCCGCAGCTGACATACCTTCGTAATCTTTATGATCTATCCTAGGGTTTATTTTATTTACCTCTTCCACATCGTCTACGACTGGTCCCATATCTATTCCTAATAAATCACCTACTCTTGCTCGTACACTAACACCCAGAAGAGTTTCAGGTAATATATTTAAAACTTTCTTTAATAATTTATCCTTTATACGACCGAGAAACCCACCTATAGATGCAAGAGCCCCTTTACTTTTCTCTCCAGTTTCTTCATCTGTTTTACCAAATATAAAATCAGCTAAAGGTTTCATAAACGGTAAAGCAAACGCCATTTGTGTGAAACCTTCTTTGAAATCTCCAGTTAATACTTTACCGACACCAGTGTAAAATTGTACTAGATTTTTGATAGGATAATTATTCATAATCTTATCTTTTATCTTACCGAAGAAAGATCCAATACCACCTGGTGCGCCACCAGGTTTAACTTTATCTTCTTTACCTTTCTTAACATCTAAAAAGGCATTGAGTACATCTAAACCAATTGATATACCAGTACCAATACCTGGAAATAAAGTAGCTATACCAGATGCTACATCAATTAAACCACCTACTATGTCTCCTTTCTTGAACCTACTGATAGCAAATCCCCATGATATGAGAGAGCCTATACCAGGTATCCTTTTTAATAGTGGTTTTAAAATTTTACCAAATAATTTACCTATAATACCGAAAAGTCCTTTAGCACCACCCTTACCAGCTATTTTCGCAAACGGTTTTAAGAAAAATTTAGTTATATTACCTAAGAAACCTTTTGCCATCTTAATCACGCTACCAAATAAATTTTTAGGCATTATTTTAGCGAATAGACCGGTAAATTTAGCTAATTGTTTACCTGCCATCTTCTGGAAAAGCTTAATACCGCCAATAATACCGCCTTTTGATAGTATGTTCAAGAGACCTTTCAAAGGTCCATCAGACATTATACCAGTTACAAGAGCTGCGATACCTCCAAGTATTAGTAATGCAGGTCCTATGAGCTTCTTAATAAAGCCCATGCCACCCTTCTCAGGGCCATTAAACTGGTTTTCAGTCTTGTTGCTAGTATTTGCTCTAGCTAAATCATCTTCAGCTTTCCTACCAAAATCAGTAACTATAACAGGGGAAGCTTCTTTAACTAATTTTTCTTTCTTCTTAGGTTCTTTTTTAAAAAGTTTACCACTACCGGTGCTAGCTCCCAAAGTCTTACCTATAGCTGATTCTAAGGTTTTTAACCTTTTATCAGTATCAACTGAGACCTTTGAAATTATTTCGAATGCTTCCCCTATTGTAGCTGCTGCCATCAATATTATTTAGGGTAACTATTGCACTATAAAGAAGTCTGCAGTTATATTAATATTTGTATCTGTCTTCGGTATTTTGCTTAATTTTAATTCTAAATCTCTAACTTCATTAATATACTTTAAGACCCCTTTTAATTCATACGTATTAATTTCATTAATGAATTTTAATGAATTATCTAAATTGTCCTGTATATTAATAGTTGTTTCCCCGAAACTAATTTCTTCGATAAATTTAAGCATTTCATAAACATATAAATCGCTAATTAAAAGATTGATACTACCATCATCTAAAGTTTTATTTTTATATTTTTTAAGTAAAATTTTATTAATTTTATTATCAATTTCTAAATTTGGATTTTTAAGTTTAAATATAAAATTTTCTGTTACCACTTCACTAGGTTCTATTACTAGTTCTTCTTTATTTTGCTCTATAACATCTGAAATATTGTATACATTATCGTCTTCATCCGTATATTCATCTGAAATTTTATGTCTTAAAGAAAGTGATATATTAACTCTATCTAATGTATTCAACTCTTTAATATCACCGGTAAAGTTTTCCTTAATAATATTAAAAAATGTTACATTAAAGAATAGAATAGATAGACTAGATGAAAAGCCATTTTCAATAATAGATTTTTGTTGTTTTAAAGATAACGGAGAAATTTCAAACTCTTTATTATTGGAAGGAGAAAAAAAATTTAAATTTTTCTTTAAACCTTTAATTTCATTTAAAACACTATTAAAATTATCAGACATGTATATATTTACTAAGGTTTTTAATTTATACCAGTGGAAGATGAAGAATCTTTTTGATCTTGAAATTCCTTTACTATTTTATTATAAAATATCTTTAACTCTGTAAAACTATAATTTTTAAAATCATTTGTGTTTAAATTTAATTGTTTTATCAAAACATACTCAAAATCATAAAGATTTTCTAATGAGGTATTAAAAACACTTTTTAAAAAATATAAAACATCACCATTATAAACTAATAGCTTTTTATCTAGTATATTAATAGTACTCTTTAACAGATAATTACTACAATCCTCCATTATTTGTGCAAAGTTTGCATCTGTAACATTATTATATATTTCTTCTTTTTGTTCAACATTAAAAGTACTTACATCTATATCTTTACCATTTAATTTAATACTTTTTAAATTATTATATAATTCATAACTTAAATCTTTTATATAAAATGTATTAAAACTTTTGAAAGCTAAATTTTCTGAAATTAGATCATTTTCTTCTATATATGTTTTTTCTATAATACTATCTGTATCAAGTTTATAATTTACATCATTATAACTTATGTCAACTTTTTCACCTAAAATTAATGATCGAATGTATAACAAACATTTGAATTTATCGAAAGCTGTTGATTCTTTTTTTGAAGTTACGTTGTCTTTGTATAATTTATCAAATATATCATTTAAAACCGATAAATCATTAGTTAAAAGTTCCTTAACCAGTTGTTTATATTGAAAATAACTTAATTCGGTTATCTTATAACCGTCAAAATAAAATGAATTCATTAATATATAGGATTAATAGCTTTTAACATCTCAGAAACACTAAGATATAAATTACTACTTACTTCATACTTATCAAAAGTCCAAGTAGTATTAAAATTCTTAACTGTTTCTTCTTCACCAATAGAGTAATCTCTATTAGAAACAGATGTAGGTACACAATTATAAAATCTCCATGTTTTTCTAGGTATTTGAGATAAACCTTCTTTACTTTTGGTGTATTGCACTACAGTTAGATTCGTTTTTGGATCCTTTAAAACTTCACTTCGATCATTAGGATTTCTTGCTACTAAACCATAATGAGATGCCATAATAACCCACGGTCTTATAACAAAGTCTACAAATGATGTATTAGTTTCTCGTAAACTTAAATTAAAATTACCAAAATTACCTCTATTTTTTAATACAGAACCAGCTATAAAACCTCTATTATTAGGTATTGGGGCCTTATTTGCTTCAACCGTATCATCAGGAATACTAAACTGATTTGCAAATATACAACCTACCATACTTTGATTTTTAAAATTAGTTGTAGTTTCTTTGGCTAAATTAATATCAAAACCTGTCGAATTAACAACTGGTTCTAAATCTCTTAACACTCGAGTTGTTAAGCCTTGTGGAAAATTATCTATTAATACAATAAATTGTGTGTTTAAAGGTATAGAAGTATTCCACTGACTTAAACTTTTTAGGAATGTATCTCTAAAACTAATTAACGGGGTTCCCGGTAAATTAGTACCAAATAACGATAAACCAGGCTGAGCTAATGTACCACCTATAATTTTATTAATAGGGTTAGTAACTCCTCTTAATGCATTATTAACTGAATTTAATATTTTAGTAGGCATTTAAATATATTTATACAAAAAAAAGCTCTCACAAAGAGAGCTTTTTTAGAACTTAATAAATTTTAAGCTGTTTGTCTAAAGTAATGATATGTAACTGTAACGTCAAAATCTTGGACTGTACCTTCAGCAGTTACATCGTAACTTAACTCCCCAACACTTTTAATAGCAACCCCTACTAATTGGAATTGAGATACTCTATCTAATTCCTTGTCTAATAAAGCTAAGTCAATAACACTATCAGCAGTAGGCATAAAATAATTACCAGTACTATCTGCATCATCAAAAGTATCATTTAGAACCTGTAAAAATCTATTTCTTAAATCATAGCTTTCATCACACCTAAAGGTAATAGTGTACCCACCGCTTCCTGTATATTTGGTTACACCTGGTATATTAAAATCTAACCCCATATATGGTACTGTTTGCGATGTAACTTCTTTACCAGGTAATGTAGCTGTCTTCGCGTAAATTAAATCGTCTTCATCAAAATTAATCTCTGTACCACCACCGAAGCTTATATTTAAAACTCTAAAAAGATTATTTCTTGCAAAGTCCTTAGATTGGGCTTGTGTATAAAAATTTTGTATTGTTTGTCTTGTCTGTGCCATGGTTATTAATATTTATTCATTTATACTAAATTTAATTAAGCTTGACGTAATAATATTTTGTATATAGTACCGCCTAAGTTTACATTAAAAGTATGGCTAGCGGATAAATCACTAGTAGCAGCTGCTGTCATGGTAAATTTATCAGTAACAGCAGATGTTGGAGCAAGTACTGTTGCATTATCTATACCTAAAGCAGATGCCGAAGCTAGTACTGTTGATATACCCTCGACATCATCAGATAATTCATCTAATTCAGCAGATAAACCAAGTTGTACAGTACTGACTATATTAACATCTGTCCGTATAGCATTTACCACAGATACATTCGTTGCAGCTTCAGCTATAGCAGATACAGTTACGATATCAGTTATATTTTCATCTACAACAGCGGATATTGCGGTAATCTTTGTTGTAGATCCAACACTACTGGTCTCTAAAGCAGCAATACTCGCAGCATTTGTATCTATACTACCGGATAAAAAATTTATATCTAATGTATTAAGTGCATCATAAGCTGATAATGCAGTTACATTATTACCGACTAACGATGCAAATGTAATTTTTTTAGATTCATCTGTTTGTACATCTACAATATAAAGTAGGTCATCACTATCAAAATTAAGTGGTGGTATAGTAGGTAATTCTGTTAATTTTCTATTTGCCATTTTATGTTACTTGGGTTAATACTCCGCTTAAAAATGTTAATGTAGTACCAGATATTACAACATCTCGAGATAAACCTGTACCTATTGTACCTTCAATATCATCAGATAATTCATCTAATTCAGCTGATAATCCAAGTTGAACTGAACATAATATTCGAGTAGTGGTTGTTAAAGGACCTACGTTAATATTAGCAGATTCAAAGGCACCTGAAAGGTCAAGTACTGTACTTTGATTTGTATCAACATTAGTGGTTAACGTGGTAATATTATCATTAACCCCGCTAAGTAGATCTTGAAAGGTTATTTTATTAGAAGTACCTCCTGATGCTTTAACAATGTACAATACATCGCTGTTACTTGCAACAGTTATAGGAGTTAAATCTGATACTTTTGTATCTGCCATGTAATTATTTAATTAGATGACTTTGTTATTAAACTAATTCGTTAAAATCTGTACCTGTTTTTGTTGCGTAGAAATTAACTAATATAAACTCTGCAGCTCTTGTAGGCTTTAAATAAATATCAATTCTTAATTCATTTGCATCGATAATATCTGGTGTATTATTTCTTTCATCACAAATAATTAGATAATCAAATAAACCTTCTGTATTCTTAACATCTTCAAAAATAGGTGTCAATGTATTAACTACTCTTGTTCTCGTTAATAATGTGTTTGGTTCAAATATAAAGTTTCTAACTGTATTCTTTGTAGCTTTTTCTAGATATAAGAATAAACGTCTAACATTAATTCTATCAAATGCACTTGGAAGTTTTTGCAACGTCTTTTGACCAAACACAACTGGCCCTTCGACTGGAAATGATGGAATTGGGTTAACAGATATCTTATATAGTTGATCTCTTTGCTTCTGTGTTGGGAATAATGCTAAACCAGCTGCTCCAGTTAATCTACCTCTTGCAAAACCTGCTGGTGCAAACCATGGGTCAAAATTAGCATCTGTATTAGCCATGATCGAAGCAAGATAACCAGATGATGGGCAATAAGATAAACCACCATATAATGTATCATTACTTTGTACCCATTGACCATATGTCGCAGCATAACTAGAATTAACTTGTGAACCAAATGCTTTTATCGGGTTAAGTACATCTTTAGAAAAGTTCTTATTATTATCTTGTAAAGTTAAGAAACTTTCCCCTTGAACAAAAATTGATCTCGGTAAATCGGCAATAAAAATATGATCTTTTCTTCTAAATTCTGCAAATGTTACAAATCTAGTTATAACATCATTCCAATAACCTCTATACTTGGATGCTTCATCGCTTAGTCCTGTATTTTCCGTTCTCGTTGTTCTAAAACCACTGATAGCTTCTATATGGGTTGTATCGTCATATGATTTAGAACCCAATGTTTGCACTGATGAGTGAATTGTTGATAAACCACCATCGACTGTAATATCAATGTCAAATCTTTCAGTATTTTCAACTGTGTCTAATAGGCGATCTAATTTTTTAGGAATGTTACCAATTACTTTATTACTAAGATCTGTATCAGCATATGAACCTAAAGCAAATAAACTATTAGTAGTACCTGGTAAGGTATTTGTTTGTACTGAATCGACTAGTGCACTAAGACCACCTTGCGTATTAGTAGTACCACCATATGCTGCTGATAAAGTGGTCCAATTATTAGTTAAATCTTTTGTTCTATTAGTTACCAATCTAATCTTAGTTTTAGGTATACCATCTGCATCTAAATATGTTGATTTATTTCTATTACTCAAGAAATCATTAACCATTATATCCATTGTTGGTAATTGATTCTCAGTTTCAATTCTGAATGGTAAAGGTTCACCACCTTGAGGGTCATTAATACGTCTATGGTAATCTGTCGAACCAACTACTGTTTCTTCAAGATTTAGAGTTAATTTAATTGTATTATTAGTAGCTGGGGTAACGGCTAATCTAAATAAACCTATCGATAAAGTATCATCGAATTGATTTGTTGATATATCATAGTCAGTTAAATTTTCCATTTGCTCAGATATACTATTATCATTAGCTCCAAATGTATCTACATTATTACTACTTTTCGCTGAAAGTATATTATCTAACCTAGTAGAAGGCAAGTTAATAAACGTTTCAGTTTTTAAATTTAATGCATTACCACTTATTGCATTGGTAAGTGTTTGAATATCTATGATCCCATCAAAATTTGTCGCTGGGTTTAAATTTGTATTATCAATAGCACCTAAATAGAACCCTTGAAAAGATTGGTCAATTGTTGTCTGAGCTTTATTAACGACTAGAAATGCTGCTTTACCAAGTGATGCTAAAGTACCAAAGTTTGATGCTGTCTCATCTATCCAGTCAAAACCATTTTTTTGCTGGATTTTGAAATATGTTTCTTGGTCAATTGTAAAATGTTCTGGTTCACCTATTAATACTGTACGTGTACTACTAACTGCTCCAGTATTACTAAAAGTTGATAATGCTGTTGATGAGCTGGCTGCATCATCAATTGAAATCGCAGATGCAGGGTATGCTAATACACTATAATTATTACCGAATCCAACCCCTCTATCTTCACCGTAAGGCATTCTATAAACAAATACATTTGCTGGGCTATTAAATAAAGCTCTGGCGGTACTTGATAGATATAACTCTGCTGGTACCGTTGGTTCACCGTAGATATCGGCAAACTCACTACGTGAAGTTACTTGAATAACTTCATCGGTAGGTCCTTTATCAGCAAAACCTGTAATTAAAACGTTTGTACCTGCAGGGACTACAGGTCTTATAGATTGATCGATTTCTCTAATTTCTACTCCGGGAGATTGAATTGTACGTGCCATATACTATTATTTATAGCATCCTGAGGTAAAAATTATACCAATTCAACTAATAACTGAGAGAATGCAAATTCTAAAGTTGTTTCAATTTCACCTGGGGTCCGGTAGTTGAAATTAATACCGCCTAAATTTACAGGGAATGCTTTAGTAAACACAAATTTAACTTTATTTTTATCAAATTCATCCTTAGCATATAATGAAATATCGGCTTGATATAAATCAGTCGGTGTAAGAGTGTTCGGATTTTTCCTTTCTTTAGGTGAAATGTTAGGCTTGTTAAATATATTTTTTCCATTAAACGTAGAAATCTTTTCATCATTCATTAAATCGAGCCATTTATATAGCAGCCAATAATTATTAAATTCATTATCAATAGTAAAATTGACAGTTACATTGTCATAAACTGGTCTTGTATGTTTAGACACTTTCATTGATTGACCGGCATAATACAGGCTTTCCTCAGGTACTTGTATTGGTGGTACAACAGTACCGTATACTGAAAACTGTAAACTATTTTCAATTATAGATGTATTTTTTCTACTACCTAAATATTGTTCACTAATGTCTTTAAGTATAGGCGGTAGGCTTAAAACAAGTAAAAACTTATCTAATCTACTTTTATTAAACTGTGATTGATTTATTGTCCCCATACTTTAAAGCCTTGCATTTGTAATTGATCTATTTCACTATTAGTATTCGAAGCGTTGCCTATAATAACTGGTAGTGTATTGTTGAGCCCACCTTTTTCGTTAGAATATAAAGAAGTTGGGTCTATAAAATATTTAATACCAAAATCCATTTGTTGCAGTTCTAAAGGCCTATTATTAGTATCTTTTTTAACTACATCAAAATATGTTTCAACAATATCATTATCTAGTATAATCAGGTTCCACATGAGTGAGGTGACTAAATCATCGTGATACCCCTT